AACCCGTAAATGGACACATTCTCATCGAACCACTCGTTCATGAGGGTTTTATTACTACCCAAAAAGACACCTATGAGGAGATTGGGACGGTAATAGATATAAGTGATGATTTAGTGGAGCTTTATGGTGGAAAGGAAGGCAATCAATTTCCGGTCCACTTTAATGATAAAGTCTATTTTGATTCCTGGTTAGCGGCCAAATACCCTAAAGACGATAATTCCTTTTATTGGCTAGTGAAGTGGGAGGATGTGAGAGCGATAGAACCGAAAGATGATCAGCCGAAGTAAATATCAAAACAGTATCTGTCGTAATAACTACCTTCACGATTTTAGGCAGATAGAGCAAACGTCCCAGGGGTTTTTAGAGCGATGTACGAGATGTGGTAAACAAGTCCATTTCCCATCCACTATAAGTAACGCAGCCTATCTGTCTTACCATATTAGATCAGCCCTCCAACCCAATGACCCCCTTTATAAGCGAGAGTACCCAAATTCAAAATGACAAAAGATAATCTACATTTTAACTCCCAAGAGAAACTTTATTTCGGTATTAAAAAGATCTCCACCGCAGTCGGAGGGACTATGGGTACGGGTGGTAATAACGCCATTATTGAAACCATTGAAAATCCAGGACATTTACCAACCAATGACGGCCACACTATCCTTAGCTCTATTGTCTTAGCGGACCCAATTGAGGATATGGGCCGTAAAATCCTCCTAGAGAGCGTAAATCGGGCCAATAAGGCCAGTGGTGATGGTAGTAGTACTACGTGTGTCCTAACCGCCGCCATCATTGAGGAAGGCTTAAAATATAAAGACCAAGCCCACCCAATGGACATTAAGCGTAGCTTAGAAGATCTACTACCGGTAATTGAAGACAATCTTAAAACCCAAACCCGACAAGTTGTAGATGAGGATGGAATGGACTTAGACTTACTAGAGCAGGTGGCAACTATCTCTGCCGAAGATGGGGAGATTGGTAAAATGATTGCCAATATTTACGCTGATATCGGACCTAAAGGACTGATTTATTGGGATATTAGTAAAACGACTAAGGACACCTACACTATTGGTCAAGGTGTTACTGTTGAAGGAGCTGGCTTCCTTAGCCCTTATATGTGTGATGCTAGTGATAGTGGCCAAAACACTAATCAGGTTCGTATTAAAAACCCCCATATCTTAATTACTAAGCAAAAGATTGGGAGTGCTGTTGATTTTGAGGCTATTGCTTCCAGCCTCCACAATCGCCAAGTAACTGACTTAGTAGTATTGGCGGATGAGGTAGAGCCATTAGTTATCCCGGATCTGGTCAAAACTAGATTAGCTAGAGGATTTAGAATTATCATTGTAAAGATGCCTATTCTCTGGAAAGACTGGTGGTATGAAGACTTGGCTAAAGCCACTGGAGCCACAATCATTGACCCTGTAGCCGGACTAACGATGAAGATGTTAAAAGAAGATCATTTAGGTCGGTGTGGAAACATCATCATCACGAGAGAAGACACTTACTTGGACGGTATAAAAGACCTATCGGACCATATAAAGGCCTTAGAGGACGAGAATACAGATGACTCTAAACTCCGAGCTTCTCGCCTTAATACTAAGACTGCCCGTTACTTTGTGGGTGCTCAATCAGATAGTGCTTTGTCTTATAGGCGATTAAAGGTGGAAGACGCTATTAGTGCCGCCTACCAAGCTCTTAATGGAGGAATTGTGGCCGGTGGTGGTATTGCTTTAAGGTTGGTATCTAGTCAGTTAGACCCTAGAAAAAATGTAGGTGAGGCGATCTTAAAAACTGCTCTAGAAGCTCCCTTTAAGCAGATTGTGAGCAACGCTGGGATAAGTGATGAGCAAACCCTTGTAATGTCCACTAAGGGGTATAATACTAAGACTAAGGAGGTGGTAGATATGTTTGAGGCTGGCATTGTGGATCCAACCAACGTCATCTTAAATGCTGTTAAAAATGCTGTCAGTGTAGCCGCTACAGTCTTAACCGCCCCCACCTTAGTTACCCTCCCAAGAGAGGAAACCAATCAGCAGTCATTACCAGCTCCCTTAATTAGATAAATATGGTTAAGTTTAAATTATGGGGTAAGTGTAAATCTTGCGAGAAGAATAAGCTTTTCGTTAGGATTAGGACTATTTATATCCCCCAAATAAAGCAGGACGCCACCAACCGGGACCTCTTGTGTACCTCATGTTACAATAAATTAAAATCAATCATTAGTCATGAATAACGACCTATCTTTAGAAGAAATTCAGAGTCTGGAGTTACACCCTCTCTCTAACAAAGATGTCATTTCACTAGTAAAACAAGAGGATGGTAATTGGCGTGGTTTCACTGTGAAAGACGGTAAATTAATCCAAGAACGACAAGGTGATCCCCAAACCGTCTTACAAATGCTTATCATCCATGAATAAAGGAACTTTTCTAGGACCTATAAAAGTTATATGGGAGGGGGTAATGAGAACCCGTAAACTAGGTAAAGTAAAATTCTATAACAGTGTCAGATGGTGTAAATTGATGGGTATGGATAGGAACCAAATAAAGACTTTTCTCTATACTAGAGAGTATAAAAAACTTGATAGTAGGGGGGTTAGGGGTAAAAAAAGACAGTCTCGTATTAAGAGGAGAAAAACTGACGTCCGTAAGGCTTTAGCTACTTTATAAAATGCCCAAATTAACTAGAAAACAAAAAAAGTTCGTAGATGAGTATGTGGCCACTGGTAATGGTACTAAAGCCGCCAAGAAAGCTTATGATATAAAACCAAACGATGAGATTACTCCTAGAGTGATAGCTAGTGAAAACCTAACGAAACCTAACATAGTAGAAGCTATACAAGAGGCATTACCAGATGAGATATTAGGTCAGAAACATAGAGCTTTATTAGAGTCTACTACTTTAGATCATATGACCTTTCCTTTAGGTCCTAGAGATGAAAAACAAAGAGAAGAGATTAATGAATCTCGTAGATTAGATTCCTTACAACACAATAAGCCATTGAAGTTAGAGGACGGAGTAAGTGATGAAGAAATAAAAAGTATGCTTAGTGATGTTAATTGTAAGGTTAGGCGTATTGAGCACGGAGAACACGCTAGACATGTTTATTTTTGGGCACCTGATAATAGGGCGGTAAAAGATGCTCTTGATATGGCTTATAAATTGAAAGGTAAATATGCCCCCGATAAGCATATAAACCTTAATTTGAATAAGGATATTGAACCTAATGAAAGATTAAAGAAACTAGCTGATAAGTTAAATGCCAAATGATCAAATCATTATTGATGGTGAAGAGTATACTCCCGAAGAAATAGTCCAAGCCGCCCAACTGTATCCCTATACTTGGGTTATTCAGAATGATATTAAGAATGAATCAGGAATGTTAATAGACTTTGAGAAAAGACCTTTCTTAAAGGATATTTATAATGACCTATCACCCCACCAAGTCCTTTTAAAACCACCCCAAATCGGAGCCACTGTAATGAATACCCTTAAGTCCCTCTGGGTCGCTAAGATGATGAAGAGACAAATTATCTACACCCTCCCAACCCAAGGAGACGTGCAGGATATGGTAGGAGGATCATTCAACCGTATTATCGCCCAAAACCCTATCCTTATGAGTTGGGTTAAAGACCACGACACCATTGAGCAGAAGTCAGTGGGCGACTCAATGATCTTCTACCGAGGTACCTTTACCCAAAAGCAAGCGATGATGGTGCCGTCAGGCTTAAACATCCACGATGAGGTAGATGCTTCGGACCCCCAAGTTATTACCCAATATGAAACCCGTCTCCAAGCTCAAGAGGATGGTGGCTGGCGGTGGTACTTCTCCCACCCCTCCCTAGCTGGTAGTGGTGTAGATGTGTACTGGCAACAGTCAGATAAGAAGGAGTGGTATGTTACTTGCCCTACTTGCCAAACCGAACAGACAATGTCTTGGCCCGATAACATTGACCTTAAGAGAGAGTGTTATATCTGTAGTAGTTGTAAACAAGAATTACCTAATGAGAGTAGAATAAATGGCCGATGGTTAAACCAAGACAAG